GTTATCTTCATTGACTACTTGACCAAGATTGTTTCACATGAAACACGCAAGACCGACAATCGTGAGCGTGAAGTATCTCGTATAAGCACCATGTTAAAAGACACAGCCAAGGACTTAGGCATTACGATAGTAGTTATGTCGCAGCTATCACGTCTATCCGAACAGCGTGCAGACCGTAGGCCAATGGCTAGTGATCTACGTGACTCTGGTCAGATTGAGCAGGATGCCGATAAAATCATCTTACTACATAAACCAGGCATAGGCAAAGTTACCTTATACGGTCGTGACGGTACACGCTACATAGAGTTTATCGTGGCTAAAAATCGTAATGGTCGCGTCGGTGCATGCGACTTGTACTATGACTACCAAAACATGACATTCAAAAACTTAATGCCTGAAAACAATGGATGAACTATCACGACGTCTACGTCAATACGAGTTTAGAGATAGAATTGCTGAACATAAAACAAAATCGTACATTGAAGACATGGGAAGACCAAGTTTATATACCGAAGAATTAGCCGACAGGATCTGTAACTGGATTAGTGAAGGCAAGTCATTACGCTCATTTTGTCGGGATGAAAACAATCCTGGCTTGCGTACCGTACTCGACTGGCTTAATGACGATGAGAAACAAAGTTTTCGCGTCAAGTACGCGCGCGCGCGGGAGATACAAGCGGAAGTAATGGCCGACGAATTGCTTGAAATTGCCGACGATACTAAGCCCGATCAGCTTAAACTAGCGCACGATAAAATGAAGATCGAAACGCGTCAATGGATAGCGGCCAAACTATTGCCTAAAAAGTACGGCAACATTCAACACATTGAAGACATTACCCAAACTCCTAAGCAATTAGTGATTGTGACAACAGACAAGGACATCAACACGTGAACATCACCGTACTCACACCATCGATCGGCACGCCTCAGTTAGCCGAAGCCGTATACAGCGTATCAATGCAGACTCATCCAGTTCGTCACATCGTCGTTGCTGACGGGCGTAAATACATGTCAGAAGTAACTAAGCAAGCTATGCGTGGATGGAAGGGCGACCAGCAGACGCCTAAGATCTATGCGCTACCCGATAACACGGGACGCAACGGGTACAACGGCCATAAGGTGTACGCCTATTTCGCCCAGCTAATTGATACCGACTATCTCTGCTTATTAGACGAAGACAACACCTTTGACCCCGATCATGTGGCATCCCTTTACGACGTGGCTAGTAAGCTAGGCTATGCATTTAGCCTGCGTAAGGTGTACGACAAGCAAGGGCAGTTTATCTGTTACGACACGTTTGAAAGTAATGGCAAGTACAACAGTGATGGATATATCCTTGTCGATACGTCGTCTTGGATGCTGTCACGTGAATACATTAAGTACTTAGCACATTTCGATGTGCCATTAATCGGTGATCGCCCATTCACCGAAGCTATGCACAAGATTAGTCTAGCCTTTAATCGCAATCTTACCGACGCATGCACGGGGCTTTACACGCTAAACTACTTTGCAGACAAGCATACCCTACAATTTTTTAAAGATCGATCATGAATATCCTTGTAACTGGTGGGGCTGGATTCATCGGCACTAACTTGATTAAACGCCTACTCTCTGATGGTCATAACGTTATATCTTTTGATAACTACAGCTCGGGAAGCATATACAATCACCAGCCAGGCGCGCAGTATGTTAACGGTGTGATCAATCCATTGCCATTCCTACTTGCCGAGCATGAGTTCGATCTATGCTACCACATAGCAGCGATGGCACGCATCCAGCCTTCATTCGTGCATACGACAGCGTACTTTAATAGCAACGTTGCACTCACGCAGCAAGTGCTACAAGGTAGCGTTGAACATGATTACAAGGTCATATATGCTGGATCATCATCAAAGTACGGTGGCGTTCACAGTTCACCATACGCTAACTTTAAATGGCTAGGTGAACAGCTGTGTGAGATGTATCACAACACGCTTGGCATTGACGTTTTTATTGCTCGTTTTTACAACGTGTACGGACCGCATGAAATAACGCAAGGCGAACAGGCTGCGCTCATTGGCAAGTGGAGGCATTTAGTTGAGACTAACGAAATGATCCCGATCGTAGGCGATGGCCAACAATCACGCGACTTCACGCATGTAAAGGACATCGTTGATGGGCTGATCCGTATGGCCGACTACGATGGAGACTGCATGGACTTCGACTTTGGCCGTGGTCAATCGTATATGATTAACGAAGTCTTTGATATGTTTAAGCAACGATTCGACCACATCAAAAGTTACTACATTGACGATCAGCCAGGTAATTACGCATACTGCAAAGCCGACTATCAGAAGGCTAAGCAAGAACTTAAATGGACACCGACTCGCAATCTTCCCGACTATATCGCAAGCTTATGAAGCCTATCATCCTATCGCCTTACATGGCCAACATCGATCCTTGCGTAGTCAAAGCTCAGGCCGACACGCTTGCAGCGATCGCGCCTAACATGCCTATCTTACAGGTGCGCACGGATAGCAGTCACGGTGACACCGTGGATTACATGCTTCGTAAGTGCATCCAATCTGGCTATGATACCGCGCTACTGCTCGACATTGACGCCGTGCCGTACGATCTACACGCGATTGAGTATACGCTAAGCCAAGCACACAAAGGTATATTAATTGGCAATGTGCAACGATCTAATCACATCGACAACGATCAGCATCTATTCGTTGCCCCATCATTCATGGGCATTAGCCTATATCATTACGGCCTTGTCGATATGCCCAGCTTTGTCGAGACCAAGCGCGGTGACGTAGCCGAGGAGGTTACCTACGCATGGGAGCGGAACAACATGCTTACCGAAATGTATATGCCGTTGCAATACGAGAATCCACCGGCTGAATGTCCATTCTGGAAGCTGCGCGATGATATGCCGGTGTATGGATGTGGAACGACGTTTGGCACTTACACGAACATAGGCACACGTTCAATGTCGTATCATGCGTTCCAGATACGAATGGGGCGTAACGTTGAAAACTTTCTGACTAAGTGCGCGTCTATTATCAAGGCACATAAAAAGAACTAGCCGTCCCATTTTAGGATAAGACGGCTAGATCGGAATCTAAATCACGCTGACTTTCAGCGCATTGCAATATACACACTTACAAAATTTATTTTAAAAAAACGATATTTTTGTTTTAAATTTTCGCATATCTTTATTAAGAACATTCTTAATTCATCTATATGCAAAGAGCGGAGCGCGGTTCATCGACCTATTTCCAAGCCGTCACACCTTCCGACACCGACAACGTAAGCATCTCAGTACGATATTTATACGTAGGCACGACAGGCAATCTTAACGTAGTGCCGTATGATGGCACGTCTAGCGTTGTTTTATACAATGTGCCAGTTGGGTATCACGACTTTAGTGTTCGTAAGGTTAGTAATACCGACACGACGGCTAGTAACATTATCGCATTTACTTGAGTGCACTCGCAGTACATATAACGGATGAGCAAATCATCCAGCCTATGCGACCTTATCAGTCCGACTTCGTGGCTGGTGATAGCCGTATCGTTTCAATTGTAGGTGCTAAGGGCAGTTCAAAAACATGGTGTGGTGCGCGCTTCGTCATATCCGAGATGCAACGGCAGCCAGGAGGTCAGGGTCTCCTTATGTGGAACACGCTGCAACAAGCCCGCGATATCTATCATCAAGACATTGAGCCACTGCTTAAATCGCTACAGATCCCTCACCGGTTCAATCAGCAGACATTAACGTTGCAGGCTATGGGATCAATCGTACACTTACGATCCGCCGAGGCCGACGTTATACGACGCATTGAATCGGTAGCCTACCATTGGGGCTGGGCGGATGAGGCTAGCTACTACACGCCTGAAGCCCTGCGCACATTCGCCTCACGTATCCGTAAAGGCGAAGCTCGTATACGCGTGACATCGATGCCTGACGAGCCTGATGCATTCATTTACAAATTCATCGAAGACCAGCAAGGCACGCTATATGAGATAGGCTTACGCGACAATCCAGACAAAAATTTTAGGGAACGATATGAAGCGATACTACGCAGCACCTACAGCGGTAGCGCGTTGGATAGGTTTCTTTATGGTAAGCGTGTATCGCTCACTGGCGTGGGTCTTTTTAGTATCACTCCTGATCATTGCTACAGCTTACGTTACGATGAAGGTAGTGATCTCTACCTTTCTTGGGATTTTAACGTCGAGTACCGCGCCGTCAGCGCGTGGCAGATCATAAGCCGTGACGATAAGGCGCGCCCAATCTTTGGATGCATAGCAAGCTATCAGATGAAACAAGCTACTGTTTACGAAGATGCCGTCTGGCTATGTGATAAGTACAAAGATCATAATGGTAGCGTCATCTTAGTAGGTGACGCGTCCGGTGCTAATCGCACGGCGCTCACAACGGATAGCATGTGGTCAGCAGTGCGCGAAGTGTTTTACAAACAGTACGGCGGGCAGCTACGCAACAAAGTACCGCTATCTAATCCAAGTGTTAAGGACACGATTCAGTGCGTCAACTGGGCGCTGCGTGAACATTTAATACGATTTGACAAGACTGAGCGTAACGTGTATCTATCGCTTCAGGCAGCAAAGGCCGACAAATACGGCGACCTCGATAAGTCATCGGACTATAAGGAAGCAGGCATACGCACGCACGACGCCGACACCGCACGTTACGCCATCTGGGAGATTTACAGCAAGCTATACCCAGGCAACCGAAATAGATATCATATCGCATGAGTTTTATACAAAATATAGCCCGTAAGTTCCTGCCATCCCGCGCCTTTGAGGCGATGCTATGGGGTCGCCTTTGGGAAGACTATTCGCGGTGGGATAAGGCTAAGCTAATTGAACAGGGTTTTGAACGTAACGCGGTATTTTATAGTGCAGCAATGTTACTATCTAGAACCGTCGCTGCTATGCCGATATATGTTGAAACAAACAAACGTGGCAGGCAAACCACAAGCGAGGATCATCCGTTACTTTCAATGATGAGCCGAAGTACCACACGCGAAGAGCTGATCCAGTTTCTTTGCTTGTACATCATCGCCACCGGTGAAGGCTACCTCAACATCATTAAAAGTGATCACGACAAAAGGCCGCTAGGTCTTGTCGTGTTACCGTCGCAGCATACCAACCCGATACAAGGCAACTATTTGAAGCCTATCACGGGCTATGTGTACCGCGAAAATAGGGATATCACTTTTACAGAAGAAGAGATTATTTATATCAAAACGCCAAACCTACGCGAGTACTTCCACGGCATGTCGCCAGGCGTACCGCTGGGAGAGCTGTTAGACCTGCATAACGCAGCGATAACCTGGAATAAAAACATTGCGTTAGCCGGTGGCCTGCCACCCGTAGTAGCCATAGCGCCAGGTGCCACGGTCGAAGAACAGAACAGGATCAAGGATCAATGGCAAGCGCAAAACGGAGCAGCCAATTCGCACCGATTAAAAGTCGTAAGCGAGAACTTAAAGCTAGAACGCTTTAACGATAAGCCGCAGGAAACCGAGTGGAGCGAGGCCGTACAGCTATCAATGCGCATGATCGTAATGGCGCTGGGTCTATCTAGCGAGCTTTTAAATGACGCTAGCAATAAGACGTATAGCAACTTTCAAGAAGCACGCAAGGCGCTATATCAGGAGGCTGCGATACCGATGGCCACAATGATCTACAGCGCTTTGACGCGTGCCCTTCAGCCATACTACGAAGATAACCCAAAGATCTGTATAGACTTTGATAGCATCGAGGCCATCCAGGAAGAGCGCGCCACTAAGATTGATCGACTGACTAAAGCCGTACAGGCTGGCATCATGGAGATCAATGAAGCACGCGAGGAGTTAGGTCTTGCACCCTTAGAACAACAACCAACCGAAACAACCGTAACAGTTTAAGCCAATGCCTTTTGAAGTAATCAAAGAACAATGTAACATGGAGAGCGGTGATACCGGTCAGGCCATGGTCTACAAGATTGAAGGCGATCAGCGCGTACCTTTTGCCTGCCATGCGGATGAGGCGTCGGCTTACGCTGCGATTGCTGCGATTGAAGCCGCCGACGAAGCCAAAGAGTTAGACCAGATCATTGATCAGATGGCTAACTTATTCGATGGCAACGAAGAAACTATGCAGGACGAAGAACCCATCGAAGAAATGAAAGAGTACGAAGTCGGTGACATGGTCAGCTTTATGACCGAAACCGAGCAGGGCGTAGGTGTTGTCGAAAACTTTGACGTCGAAGCCAACGTCTACACCGTTCGCGTGTATGCCATTGCTGGCGAAGAGTACACGCCTACTGATAAGCTATTGAATCTACCACTAGAATCGCTAAGCGATGTCAACGACGACCAAGACGAAAGTGAAATAGAGATCGAACTTGAAACCGATCCCGAAGCAATGTCCGAAGTATTACCCGAAGACATGATGCCTAAGGCTGCAGCCGGTGAGTTATCTGATGGCGACTTTGTTAAGTGGGAATCCGCAGGCGGTGAAGCTCAAGGCAAGGTCATTCAAATAGCTACCGAAGGCACGCTTGCCGTGCCCGATAGTGACTTTACAGTCAACGCCACAGCTGAAGATCCGGCAGCGCTGATTGAAGTGTATGAGCGCGTGGAAGGTGGATGGCGATCAAGTGGCGTCGTCGTTGGTCATCAGTTTAGCACGCTATCAAAGATTGACCCATTAGAAGAGGCCGAACTTCCTAAGTCGCGCATCATTGCTAAAATGAAGGCTGTTAAAATGGATATGGAAGTAAGTGAAGATGGCAAGGTGGGCGTGATCGAAGGCTTTGCCAGCACCTACGGTAACACCGATCTTGGTGGCGACATCGTAGAAAAGGGCGCGTTTAAGCAAACGCTACTTCATAAGCAGGGCATTGTACCGCTACTATTAGATCATGGATACAATACCCGCGACGTTGCCGGCGTGGCCATGCTAGAAGACCAAGACAAAGGGCTATACATGAAAGCCGAGATGCCGTTAGACGATCCAGAGATCAATGCAGCCTACAAGAAAATTAAATTTATGATCGATCGTGGCGCTAAAATGGGGCTATCCATTGGCTACGATACGATTAAGAGCATGCCGGGGGAGGATGGTACACGCCTACTTAAGGAAGTCGCGCTCCACGAAGTTAGCGTAACGCCGTTTCCGATGAATACAGAAGCGCAAATCATGGCTGCTAAGTCGCGAAAAAGCAAGTCACGAATAAAACAAGCGCTATGGCAGAAGACAATAACGCGGCCTAGAAGGCCAGTTAAGCGTTCGGTAGACGACTACACGTCACTACTGGGCGATATAAAGAACCTAATCAATGAATTTAAAAACTTATAATTATGAAACTAGACCCCAAAAGTGAGTTTCGTAATCTTGCAGCCGAGCTCAAAGACGCTGTTATAAACAAAAATCAAGAGCAAAGCCGTAAGATTAACGAGCGTTTAGACGCTATCGAGCTAGGTCTTAAAAGCGTTAAGACGCCTGAGACCAAGACCAATAGCGAAGACCGAGCTAACTTCAAGAAGGCCTTCGGCTTATTTGCCAAGGGTGGACTTGGTAGCGTTGAATCAATGCGTGATGTAAAGGTAGGCCGTCGCGTAGCCGGTGAGATCAAAAGCGATAATTTAGTACGCTTCGACCTTGCTGCTGCCGGTGCGCTCTTATTACCTGCCGAGATGTCGACTGACATTAACAAGCAGATCGTGGAGTTCTCTCCTGTGCTTCAGGTAGCTAAAGTGGTGGAGACATCTGCCCCTAGCTACAAGCAAGCACAGCGTAACGATTCCTTGTCAGCTACTTGGCTTGACGAAGATACCGCGTCTAGCAAAGTTAAAGACACGTTCGGATATGTGGACATTCCTGTTCACAAGATTGCTGCACGTGTAGCGTGGACGATCGAGCAAGAGCAAGACGCTGCATACGATCTGGAAGCTGAGATCAACTCCAGCATCCGCGAGCAGTTTGAGAAGTCACTTGGGACTGCTTTTATTAGCGGTAATGGAGTCAAGAAGCCTACTGGCCTTGTCGGTAACGTAACCAACTACAACAGCACAGCTTTAACGCTTACCAGCGATATGCTTATCCGTCTGCAAGCTCAGCTTAAAGATTACTATCAAGCAAATAGCGCATGGATGGCCAACCGTTTAACGTTCGCTGCCATCCGTCAGTTAGTGCTATCTAGCACCAACGGACTTGCTTACCTGTGGGAGCCATCGTTCCAGGCTGGATATCCTAGCCGTCTGCTTGGCGCGCCTATTTACGAAGCACCTGATTTAGCAGGTAGCGTTACTGGTGTATTTACCGCTGGTCAAGTGCCAGTATTATACGGCGACTTTGCTTATGGCTACACGGTCGCACGTCACACGGACTTCTACGTAATCCGTGACCAGTTCAGCGAGGCATCTAGCTTCGTAACTAATCTTTACGTCATGTCCCGCTTCGGTGGCGCAGTAGTACGTGATGAGGCCATTGCACAATTAACAATCACTGCATCTTAAGGAGCTAATTATGTTATTTGATTTTGGCCAACAATCTAACGTGTCCTTCAGCCTATTTGGCACAGGGGGCACAACGAATGCTAACGCTAACGGCGTAGCCATTGACACCAAAGGATATAGCGGCATCGGTGTCGCTTTAATCGGTGGACTTAAAGGTGATGCAACCGGAGCGATCAACGTAGGCAACGCGCTCACGCTTGCCTTCCGCGAGGGCGACGACACAAACGTTCAGAACGCTACGCGCCTCAGCGCAGCCAACC